TTGCCCATGTCGTCGACCCGCAGCCGGCCGTCGAAGCCCAACGCCAGCGCGAGGGCGGCCTTCTCGTCGTCGCGGTTGAGCGTGAGGGCGATGACGTCGGTCTGTGGCGTGTAGACAAGCGCGTCGACGCCGCACAGGTAGTTGCCGACGCTCACCTTGACCTGGTCGTTCTTGCGCTTGTCCAGGTAGCTGGCCAGCTCGTCTCGGTACATCGGTCGGACCTTTCGTCGGTGCGTCTGTGAGCCGTCGAGCATCCTCGCACGGCTTCACGCGACTTCACGCAACGGTACCGCCTTGTCACTCAATCGTGTCAATGCTCCCGGGAGGCTTCGTGACCGCCGTCGAGTGGACCGTGCCCGCCACCGTCCTGCGCGTCGTGGACGGAGACACCGTCCACATGGAGCTAGACCTCGGCTGGCACGTCACCTACACCGCGAACTGCCGGATAGCCGGGATCAACGCCCCGGAGCTGAGCACGCCGCAAGGCCAGCGGGCCAAGGCGTTTGCCCAGGGGGCGCTGCCCGAAGGCGAGCGGGTGACGTTTCACAGCAAGGCGCTGGACAAGTACGGCCGCCCGCTCGGCGAGATCGTCTTCGGCCCGGACAAGCGGCCCTTCAGCGAAGCCATGCTGGCCGCCGGCCTCGCCGCGCCGTTCATGACGTGAGGAGGCGGGCATGGCCTCGACCGCGCACGGCTACCTGAGCGCCGACGAAGTCACGACGGTGACGGTGGACGCCCGCTCCGCCGGGATCGAAGTGATCAACCGCAGCCCGCCGGGCGCCATCTGGGTCCGCTTCGACGGCCAGGACCCCGAGGTCGCCGGGCCCGGCTCCTACGTGGTGTTGGGCGCCCGGCTGTTCGAGCCGGGCCGGCGCGGCGCGGTGGCCGTGAAGCTGATCTCCGACGCTGACCGCGCGTACTCGGTGGAGGCGGCATGAGCAGGCACGCGTTGCCCGGCGGTGGAGGCGGAGGCGGCGCGGTGGACAGCGTTGACGGCCGGACCGGCGCGGTGGACCTCGGCGACCGGTACGTGCGCCTTGACGCTCGGGGCGAGCCCGACGGCGTCGCCGCCCTCGACGCAGGCGGCCTGGTCCCCGAAGACCAGCTCCCGGCCGGCACAGCCGGGCCAGCTGGCCCCACGGGCCTTGCGGGGCCGACCGGCGCCACGGGAGCGACCGGGCCGCAGGGCCCGGCCGGGGCCGACGGAGCAGACGGAGCAGACGGAGCAGACGGGGCGCCGGGAGCCAACGGCGACGACGGGGCGCAAGGCCCCCAAGGGGACCCCGGGCCCACCGGGCCCGCCGGAGCGACGGGGGCCACCGGAGCGACCGGCCCCCAGGGCCCCGAAGGCCCCGAAGGCCCGCCAGGACCGGCCGGAGACCCCGGCGCGGATGGCCCCGCTGGCCCGACGGGCGCCACCGGGGCCACCGGCCCAGCCGGCCCCACGGGCCCGGCCGGAGCTGACGGCGCTGACGGGCCCGAGGGGCCAGCCGGCCCGACGGGCGCCGCCGGGGCGACAGGCGCGACGGGGGCGACGGGCGCGGCCGGCGCCACCGGCCCCGAAGGCCCGGCCGGGCCCACTCGCGGGGTCGGCGTGTTCACCGGGACCAGCGCCCCGACAACGGTGACGGGCTCAGTGACAGGCGATCTCTACATCGACCTGACCGCCAAGATTATCTACGAATTGGTGTGACCTCATGGCGTGGACAAGCAGGGGATCGTACGCCAGCGCCGCCACCGCCGCTGACGTTCAACTGTTCACCTCCTCCGGCACCTGGACCAAACCGGCGGGCGCGGTGTGGGTCGAGGTCAAATGCGTCGGGGCCGGAGCCGGCGGCGGCTCCGGGCGCCGGGGCGCCGCCGGCTCCGTCCGGTGCGGCGGCGGCGGCGGCGGCTCGGGGGCGCTGTCCTGGATGGCCACCGCCAGCTCGTTCGCGAACCCGTTCGTCTTCGCCGCCAGCTCGCTGTCGAGCACCGTCACGGTGACGGTGGGAACGGGGGGCGCGGGCGGAGCGGCCGTCACCGCTGACGACACCAACGGCAACCCCGGCGGCGGCGGCGGGCACTCTACGTTCGGCGCCCTGGTCATGGCGGCGGGCGCCGGCTTCGCGACGGCGGGCCAGGGCGGCGGCGGCGGCACGAACGCGACCGGCACGGCTGGCGGCGGCGGCCTCAGCTCGGTCACCGTCGGCGTCGCCGGCGGGGCCGCGTCGGTGACGGGCGGCACCGGGAACGCGGGCACGAACAGCGTCATGCTGGGCCCCTCCGCCGGCGGCTCGGGGGGCGGGATCACGTCGGCGGACGCGGTGGGCCAAGGCGGGGCCGGCGGGGACTCGAAGATGGGGCTGGTGGCCGCCGGCTCCCTGTTGCTTCCGGGCACGTTCGGAGCCGCCAACAACCCCGGCGGAAACGGGTCGTCCAGCGCGGCCTGGTCGGCCCTGATCGGGGGGACGGGCGGCGGCGGCGGCGGCTCCTCCAAGACGGCGGCGGCCGGCGGGGGCGGAATCGGCGGCGTCTACGGCGCGGGCGGCGGCGGCGGCGGGGCCTCGCTGAACGGCTTCAACTCCGGCGCCGGCGGCGCTGGCGCAGCCGGCTGCGTCCAGGTGATCACCTATTTCTGAACAGGAAGGACAACCCATGGGCAAGCGAGGACGCGCCCCAGCGCCGACCGCGCTCAAGCTGGTCAACGGCACCCGCGCGTGCCGCGTCAACACCGACGAGCCGCAGCCCGGCGAAGACCTGCCGGTCTTGCCGCCGGAGGCCGACCAGGCCGTGCGGGAGGTCTGGGACTACACCCTGTCGCATCTGGACCAGATGCGCCTCGTCCGGGCCCCCGACCGGGACCTGCTCTACGCCTACTGCGAAGCCGTCGTTGCCCACCGCGAGGCGTCCAAGCTCCTGGCGCAGGAAGGCCTGATCGCGTACACCCCCAGCGGCAACGTGCAGAAGCACCCGGCGGCCGGCATCCAGAAGGAAGCCGCGATGACCATGCGGCAGCTGGCCCAGGAGTTCGGGCTCAGCCCGTCGGCGCGCTCCGGCATCAGGATGGGGGCGTTGGAGCCTGCGAAGGACCAGGGGGCGGGGCGTCTGCTGACGGGGTGACCGCGCAGATCTCACAGGCCGCGTCGCAGAACTTGCACGTGCTGGGCCGCTTGACGCCCTGCATGCCGGTCATGGCGCCGCAGTAGCCCTCGACCCCGTCCAGGCACGCGGTCGAGACGTAGTGGTGCCGGCCGGTCGCCAGGGTCATGAACGCGGCCCGCAGGTTGACCCACCGGCTGCGCCACGGGATCGTCGTCGGCCGCGTCCCGGCGGCGATCACCGCCCCCGGGGGCGGCTGGTTGCGGGGGTCGTACAGGCCCAGCAGGGTCAGCCGCAGCGCCGCCGCCGCGCCCCGGCCGCTGTCGACCGGGACGGACCCGTCAAACCAGCCGTCGGCCAGCGCCCCGCACTTGGCGCGCAGCGCCAGCTCGCTGTCAGTGGTCACTTCTTCTCGGCCCGCCTGTCGACGTAGCGGCGCATCAGCGCGTACGCGGACGCCGTCTGCGCCCAGGCCAGCCGGTAGGCGTCCCACATGTACGCCGGCACCTCGACGGCCTCGACCGGGCCCACGTCCTCGTCGGCCAGCCACACGTAGGCGTCGGGCCCACGCCCCTCGAACACCACGCGCACAAGGTCAGGGTCGTCGGCGGGCGGCGTGGGGTCGTTCGTGTCGCTCAATTTTTCTCCTCGATGGGCGGCTGCTCTTGCAGGCGTCGTTCACGGACGTGCGCCAGGATCAGGTCTTGCAGGCGGTCCACCTCGGCCTGCGCGGCGAGGAACGGCGTGGCCAGCTCGGCGGGAATCTCGTAGTAGCAGTCGCCGTCGCCGGCTTCCCCGACGACGAACCCTTCGTCGTCGGGCTGGCTGACCAGCGCGACGATGACCAGGTGTCGGACGGCGCTCACGGGCGCACCATAAGGGCCATTATGGTGTCGCCAGCGCGCCGAGCGACCACAGCTCCTGGTGGGCCTGGGCCCGCCGGACGGCCTCCGGCCACGTGTGCGTGTGGAACGTGCGCAGGTGCCTGCGGCACGTCACCAGCCAGCGCCGCTGGCCCTGCGAGACGTAGCTGGAGATCGCCGGCTTGCACGGATAGGGCGGCGTCACCGGCCGAACGCCCGGATCTCGTGCCAGGCCAACCCGGCCAACCCGAACGCCAGCCACGCGACGTACAAGACCTGCGCCAGGCTCACGTAGACCGGGGGCGCCAGCCACCACACCAGATCCTTGATTCCGTTCACGGCCCCTTCCCGGGCTGTTCGTCGGCGATCGGCACGTCGTCCTCGCCGCTGAGCACGTCGACCACGCGTTCGCCGAGGCGGGCGAAGTCGTCGTAGAGCACGAACTTGGCCAGCAGCCCAGGCCCCGGGATCGGGCCCTCGCGGTCGACGTGGAACCGCGCGAGGGCGTTGACCTCGGCCTCGGTCGGGCGCTCCGGGCGCTGCGGGCGCAGCATGTCGCTGTTCGGCGAGTCGTTCACGTTCTCCTCCTGCGCGCGTAGGCCTGGCGCAGCGCGGACACGCGCCGCTGCCGGGGATTCTCCGCCCGCCGGCGCGCGGCGTCGTCGATGGCGGCGCGGCGAAAGGCCCGCCACTTACGGGCGCACCCGTCGTCGCCGTCGCAGCTGACCCCAGCGAAAAACAGCCGCAGGTCCGCCACCGCCCACGCGTTGAACCGGCGCTGCGCCTTGATTTCCCGCGCTTTCACGAGGCCCGTCCTTTCTAGCGCCGGCTGGTCGCCGGCACGAGCGGGGTCGTCTTGTGGTCGGTCACGTCGCGGTAGAGCCACCAGCCGGCCGTGATCACGACCGCCAGGGCCAGCGCGCCGATCTTGGCCGTGTCCCACATGTTCGCCCAGGCGGCCTTGCGCCGTTTGACCACCTCGGCCTTGGCGCCCCTCACGTCAGCCCACCCGCGCCGGTGCACCGCGACGACGTGGCCGGCCAGGAAGCCGACGACGCCGCCGACCAGCATCCCAGCAAACCCGACGCCGCTGTTCACTCCTCGTCGCTTCCTTCGGGCCGCTCGGGCAGCAGGGCGATCTTCAGCTCCTCGCCGTCCTCCAGCCTGATCACCATGAAGTCGCCTCCGCCGTGGTAGTGCACGCCGACGACGGGCACGTACGTGCCGTTGACCCGGACCATCAGGTCATTGTCGCGGTGCGCCTGCAACACGTCCGCCGCGTCGTGCGCGGTCAGCCGTCGGTGTTTCCCGTCGCGTGGAGTGTCGGCCATTCGCGCATAGTAGCGGCCTCATGACGGGGGTGACGAGCCGATGTCACCCGAATGTGGGCGTGTCTTTGACGATCATGAGTGCGTCGAGCGCGGCGACCACCTGTGCTCCACAAGGGTCGCGCACGTGCGGGCGTTCTTTTCCGAGATTCTCGTTCACACCAAGGGCCGCTGGGCCCGGTCGGCGTTCCACCTGCTGGACTGGCAGCTCAGCGACATCATGGAGCCACTCTTCGGCCGGGTGACGTGGTCCGACGAAGCCCAGCGCTACGTCCGCCGATATCGCCTGGCATGGATAGAAGTCGCCCGCAAGAACGGCAAAAGCGAGCTTCTGGCCGGGATCGCCCTCTACATGCTGTGCGCAGACGACGAGGACGGCGCGGAGATCTACGGCTGCGCGGTCGACCGCGACCAGGCCCGCAAGGTGTTCGACGTGGCCGAGCGGATGGTGCAGCTGTCCTCTGTGCTGTCGACGCGGCTGCGAATCAACAAGCAGGCCAAGCGGATCTACGACCCGCGCACCGCGTCCTACTACGAGGCGGTCGCGGGGGACTCGTCCGGAAACCTGGGGCACAACCCACACGGGATCGTCTTCGACGAGGTGCTCAGCCAAAAGAGCCGCTCGCTGTGGGACGCCATGCGCACCGGCATGGGCGCCCGGGACCAGCCGCTCATGGTCGCCGCGACCACCGCCGGCGACGACCCGGAGTCGTTTGGGAAGGGCGAGCACGACGAGATGCAGCGGGTCGCCGACGACCCCGAGCGGGCCCGGCACGTCTTCGTCTACATGCGCAACCTGCCCGAGGGCGCCGACCCGTGGGACGAGGCCAACTGGCCGACGCCCAACCCGGCGCTCGGGCAGTTCCTCAGCTGGCAGTCCCTGCGCGAAGAGGCCCTGGAAGCCCGCAACGACCCTCTCAAAGAGAACAGCTTCAGGCAGTTTCGGCTCAACCAGTGGGTGGCACAAGCCCAGCGGTGGATGCCGATGCATCTGTGGGACGCCTGCGTTGGCGACGTGTGGGCCACCCCGGACTGGGGCCGCGAGCAGCTCGCCGGGCGGATCGCCTACGCCGGCTTCGACCTCGCCGCGAAGTTCGACCTCACCGCGTGGTGCCTGGCGCTGCCCGCCGAGAAGCCCGACGAGCCCGCCGACTTCCTCTGGCGGTTCTGGCTGCCGGAGACCGGCCTGGACCGCCTCGACTCGCTGTTCGGCGACGGACGGTGGCGGCACTGGGCCCGGCAAGGCTGGCTCACCGTCACCGACGGCTCCGTCATCGACTACGACCGTGTCGTGGCCGACATGGCCCTGGACGCCGCCACGTTCAAGATCGTGGCGGCGGACTGCGACGAGTGGAGCATGTGGCCGATCATCAACCGGATCGCCAGCGCCATCGGCCTCGACCCCGACTCCGGCGAGGTCACCGCCTACAAGAACACCTACGACCGGATGAGCCCCGGCATGACGGACCTGATGGGTTTGGTCAAGCGGGACATGATGCGCCACCACGCCAACCCGGTGGCCCGCCTGTGTTTCGACATGTGCGAGGTCCGGCACGCCCCCTACGACCCGAACCTGGTCCGGCCGGAGAAGCCCGAGCGGGCCCGGGACAAGTCCCGCATCGACGCCGTCCCGGCCGCCGCGATGGCCACCGCGGCGTGGAAGTCACGCGAAGGCGAGGAGCTGATCCGCTCCGCCTACGAAGACGACGGCCTGATGGTCGTCTAGGGCGCCCAGGTGCGGCGCAGCTCCCGCAGCGTCTGCTCGCCCCGGCGCACCTCGTCGTCCAAATGCCCGATGTGGAAACAGCCCGTCCCGACCGGGCAGTCGTAGGCGCGCATCCCCTTTGCCCACGGCATTTCGCGGCGGGCGCGTCGGGCGAGCTTGCGGGTCTCGTACATGTTCTTCCGACACGCCTGGCACCAGCCGTGCCCGTCCACCTTGACGCGCGCCGGGCAGGCGCGGGGGGCGCTCACCGGGCCCCCTTGCTGTTGGCGCGCTTGCGTTCCTGGTGGAACCCGTCCATGCGCTGGCGGAACTGAGTCTGGCGCAGGTTCCAGCACCGCTCGTTGATCGACGCCTGACACGTCGGGCAGGTTCGGCACAGCGGCGAGCGCGTGCTGGGCGGCGTGAGCCAGCCGCGTTGGCGGCCATTGTTGCTGCTTCGCGTCACGGCTTGCCTTTCCTCGTCGGCTGTCGGGCGGCCCGTTGGCGCGGTGGCCCCACAGTTGGATTTGCCAACGGGCCGCCCTTTCCCCGGCAACCCCTCCCGTCGCCTTTACCACGGCGGGAGGGGCGCTTACAGGCGGGAGCGCAGAGGCGACTCTCGCCTGTAACCCTCAGCCCGGGGGGAGCGTCGGAGGAAAGGCCCCATCGCCTGGAGCTGCGCTTAGCCGGCGTCCTGCGGTCACTACGACGCAGGCCCGGCACGCGGCCCGCCGGCCACGTAGTTGCGGGAGCCGGATTCGAACCGGCGACCTCTGGGTTATGAGCCCAACGAGCTACCGAGCTGCTCCATCCCGCATTGCGAAGCGACGGCTTGGGAGCACTGACGATTACAGGCCGTTTAGCCCTTCACGCCGTCGCTTCGTGGACCACAAGGCGGTCTTCCAACCCAGCCGATGAGTAGCTGGACCGCCTTGCGAAGAGACACATTGCCGGGCCGTGGCGCTCCGGCGCAACCCGCGTCACCCGAACGAATGAAAGAGAGGGCCGGCGTATGGGCTGGTCACGCTGGCCCGTCTACGAGCGCGTCCTGGTCAACCTGGTCGACGGCTCCGCCCTCGACGGGCTCCTGATCGACAAACGCGGCCCCGTCCTCGTGCTCGGCGACTGCACCCTCATGACCGTGGGAAACGAGCCCGCGCTGCTCGACGGAGACGTGTACGTCGAGCGGGAAAAGGTTCTGTTCCTTCAGCATTCGAAGCCCAAGGGGTGAGCGGGAATGTCGTTTGTGCTCAGCTCCGGCGTCGTCGCCCGCCTTCAGCCCGCCGCCGCGACCCTGCTGTCCGCCATGCCCGGCGGCATCCAGCTGTCGCAAACCCAGTGGCGCACCTACGAAGCCATGTGGAAGTCGCAGCCCGCGCTGCGCACCGTCGTGAGCTTCCTCGCCCGCAACGTCGCCGAGCTGGGCCTGGGCGTGTTTGAGCGGGTGTCCGACACCGACCGCAAGAAGCGCCGCGACCACCCCCTGGCCAAGCTGCTCGCCGACCCGTTCCCCGGCTCCAAGTGGACCACCTACCGGCTGTTCAACTGGACCGTCCAGGAAAAGTGCATCTTCGACTCCGCCATCTGGCTCAAGCTCCTGGCGCCGGACGCGTCCCGGGCGGTGCTGCCGGTGCCCCGCCGGATGATCGAGCTGCGCGGCGACAACGCGTTCGCGGTGGAGAAGTACCGGATGCACGGCACCAAAGGATTCAAAGACCTCGACCCCGAGCAGGTCGTGCACTTCAACGGCTACAACCCCGACGACGTGCGCGACGGCTACTCGCCGATCGAGACGCTGCGCCAGATCCTCGCCGAGGAGTGGGCCGCCGGGCGCTACCGCGAGCAGCTGTGGCGCAACGGGGCCCGCATCGGCGGCTACATCAGCCGCGCCGCGCCGCCCGCGTCGCCGAAGTGGTCAGTCACCGCGAAGGAACGCTTCCGGGCCGACTGGAACGAGCAGTACGCCGGCGACGGCCTCGCCGCCGGCGGCACCCCGATCCTCGAAGACGGCATGACGTACACCCCGTCGGGGATCACCCCGCGCGACGCGCAGTACGTGGAAGCCCGCCAGCTCACCCGCGAAGAGGTCTGCGTCGCCTACCACGTCAACCCGCAGATGCTCGGCATCGTCGGCGGCCAGCAAGCCTCCGACATCCCCGAGATGCGCAAGATGCTCTACGCCGACACCTGCGGCCCGCTGCTCGAAGAGATCCAGCAAGACCTGGAACAGCAGCTGCTTCCCGACGTGGACCCCGGCGGGGCCGGCAAGTTCTACGTCGAGTTCAACTTGCGGAAGAAGATGCAGGGCTCCTTCGAGGAGCAGGCCGCCGCGTTGAGCGCGTCGGTCGGCGGGCCGTGGATGACCCGCAACGAGGCCCGCGCGTTGCAGAACCTGCCCGAGCTGCCCGAAGCCGAAGACCTCATCACCCCGCTGAACGTCACCGCCGGCGGCCTCGCCTCGCCCCGGGACACCGCCCCGGACAACCCGTCCAACGAAGAGTCCAACGGCGAGCTGCCCGGCCCCAAGCCGGCCGTGACGGGAGGGTGATGAAGACCAAGAACATGCCGGCGACCTACGCGCCGGAAGAAGAGGCCGGCTTCACCGCGCTGGTGTCCGTGTTCAACAACGTCGACCTCGTGGGCGACGTGGTGCGGCCCGGCGCGTTCAAAGACTCCATCGCGTTCTGGAAGAACAGCGGCGACCCCATCCCCGTCTACTGGTCACACCGCATGGACGACCCGCACTGCAACATCGGCGCGGTCATCGACATCGAGGAGCTGTCCGCAGGCGACTCCCGCATCCCGCAGACCGCCGACAGCTTCGTCAAAGACAACGGCGGGCTGTGGGTCAAGGCCAAGCTGGACACCGAAGGCGTCGCCGCGCAGGTCCGGCACCTGCTGACCACCCGCCGCGTCAAGCAGTTCTCCTTCGCCTACGACGTGATCGAGGAACGGGCGCACCTCGAAGACGGCGTCAACGAGCTGCTGAAGCTGTGGATTCACGAGGTCGGCCCGACGCCGCTGGGCGCCAACCCGCTGACCGCGCTAGGCGCGGCCAAGAGCGCCGAGCCCGACCCGCCGCCCGAGCCTGGCCCGCCAGCCGACACCGAACCCGGAAAGCGCCGCCCGTCGGCGCTTTTTTTGCGCCTCCACTGCGACATCGCGTTGGCGCAGCGCCACCTGACCGACTGACCATGCCCGGTCACGACAAGACAAGGACCAAGATGCGCACTTCCTACCGTGCGGCGGCGCTGGCAGAGGTCAACGCCGCCAAGGCGCTCGCCGTCACCGCCGAGACCGAGAACCGCGACCTGTCCGACGTGGAGCGCGACACCATCGAGGGCCACCTCAAGAAGGCTCAGGACATCGACGCCAACGGCAAGAAGGAAGAGGCGCTGCGCAAGCAGATGGCCGACCTCTCCGACGGCCTCGGCCTGGTCAACAACATCGACGAGCCCGACGCCGGGATCGCCGAGCCCGGCTCCCCGGCCGGCAAGCGCGCCAAGCGGCTGTCCGTCGGCGCGTCGTTTGCCGGCAGCGCCCAGTACAAGGACATGATCGCCAACGCGCCCAAGGGCGGCTTCAGCGAGAAGGCCCGGGTCCACTCGCAGGCGATGGAGCTGGCCGGCGGCTACAAGGACCTGTTCTACTCCGCCGACCACGACGCCTCCGCCGGCTTCCTCGTCGACCCGGACCGGCGCGGCCTGCTCGACCCGTTCTACGAGCGGCCGTTGAGCGTGCGGGCGCTGTTCGCCTCCGGCAACACCACCAGCGACACCATCGAGTACGTCCGGATGACCTCGGTGACCAACAACGCCGCCGTCGTGCCCGAGGCCGTCACCACCGCCGTCATCGGCTCCGGCACCCCCGCCGTCACCGACGCCGAGGGCGGCCTCAAGCCAGAATCTTCCTTCGAGTTCGACCGCGACCAAACGAGCGTTAAGACCATTGCGCACTGGATCCCTATCACCAAGCGGGCCCTGGCCGACGCGTCGCAGATCCGCACCATGATCGACAGCTTCCTGCGGTACGGCCTGGAAGAGACCTTCGAGGACGAGCTGCTCACCGGCTCCGGCTCGGGCGAGCACTTCCTGGGCCTCTACAACACCCCGGGCATCCAGACCCAGGCCGCGCCCACCGGCACCCAGGACAACATGGACACCCTGCGGATGGCGCGGCGCAAGGTCCGCATCGGCGGCCGGGCCGTCCCCACCGCGTACGTGATGAACCCGGTGGACTGGGAAGAAGTCGAGCTGATGCGCAACGGCAACAGCGACTTCTACGGCGGCGGCCCGTTCAACATGTCGACCCCCCGGATCTGGGGCCTGCCGATCGTCGAGAGCGAGGCCGTCACCCCGGGCACCGCGTGGTGCGCCGCGTGGAACTGGGGCGTCATCTACGACCGGGAGCAGGCCAGCGTTCAGGCCACAGACAGCCACGCGGACTTCTTCGTCCGCAACCTGGTCGCCATCTTGGCCGAGTTCCGGGCCGCGTTCGCCGTGCTGCGCCCGTCGGCGTTCGTCAAGATCACCCTCGGCTAGTGCTGATCACCAGCGGACTCCTGAGCGGCCTGTGCCCCCGGTGCAGCCCGCCGGGGGCCGTCTGCGCCTGCGGGGACGACCACATGCGACACGGCCCCATCGACATCCAAGACCTTCGAAAGGACATCGCCATGGCGCCCGAGCCAGTCGAGCTGAACGAATACGAGTACGTCGTCGGGCACGTCAAGACCACCGCCATGCTCACCGAGAAGCAGGCTCAGCGCCTCGGCGCGAAGCCCGTCGGCGAAGCCGAAGTCCCCGACACCGGCCAAACCCAGAACCGCGAAGCCGAGCGGATGCAGACCCGGCACCGCGAAGCCGACGACGCCGGCGTCGCCGCCACCCACCCCGACGGCGGCACCAGCGACGAAGCCATCACCAAGGCCCGCACCGCCCGCAACAAGCGCGCCAGCTGATGGCCGCGTTCGCCACGGCCGCCGAGCTGCAAACCCACCTGCAACGCCTCGTGGACCCGGCCGTGGCGGACCTGGCCATCGCCAACGCCACCAGCGCCGCGCAGGCCTACTGCGGGTGGGCCCTCGCCCGCGAAGAAGCCACCTTCCAGCTCGAAGGCGACGGCGGCTCCCGGCTCACCCTGCCCACCCTGTACCTGCACGCCGTCGACGAAGTCCGCGTCGGGGACCTCGTCATGGCCGGCCTCGACCTGTCCGGCGTCGTCGCCTACAAGAAAGGCCAGCTCTACCGTCCCGAAGGCTGGCCGCTGCACTCCATCGTGGAAGTGGACTGCGAGCACGGCTACGACCCGCTGCCCGACGTCCTCAAGCTCGTCGTCCTCGACGTGGCCACCCGCTCCGTGTCCAACCCCGAAGCGCTGTCGGCCGCCACCGTCGGCGCGGTCTCCCGCGTGTGGGGCTCCAGCAGCCGCCCCGGCGCGGCCGACGACTCCGCCCTGTCCGCCCTCCACATGCGCCTGCTCGACGCGTACAGCCTGTAGGGAGAAGAAGACATGCCCATCGCCAAGGAGATCCTCTACATCAACGGCGTCGTCGCCGCCCTGCCCGGCAACTGCGTCACCGACGAAGCCGTCAAGACGTACGGCTGGGAAGACAAGGTGGACGGCGGCAAGCCCAAACAGCAGCAGCGCTCGGCCAAGGCCAAGGCGGCGGACGCCGAGTGAGCTGGTCGGCGATCCCGATCTCCACCACCACCATCAGCGTCCTACGCCGACAGGGCGCCGACGACTACGACGAGCCCTACGGCGGCGGCACGCCCGCCGGCCTCGACGTGGCCGCGTCCGGGGTGCGCGCCGTCATCGGGCGCCCCCGAGGCAGCGACCGGGTGGAAGGCGGCGAGCAGGCCCGCACCGACCTGGAGCTGCTCTGCGACCCCTGCGACATCACCTACACCGACCTGGTCAAAGACGAACGCTCCGACGTGGTCTACCGGCTCACGTTCATGTTTGCCTACCCGGACCACATAGAAGGACGCCTGGAGCTGGTGCAGGGGGTGGTGTAGGTGGCCCGAACGGCCAACCGCGCCCTCGTGCGCCAAGGCGTCGCCAGCATGCACTACGCCGCCCAGCGCCGCGCCCGGCAAGTGGCCCAAGACATCGTCGACGAGATCGCCACCAACCCGCGTACCCCCGAGGCCGCGCACGGCCCGGGGGACCAACGGGTTCACCTGCGCAACGCCTACTACGTCGCCGTCGACAACAACGGCGACGCCCTGATCAAGTGTCGCGCCTCCTACTGGGTCTACGTCGAGTTCGGCACCGGCCACGGCCGGGCACAGCCACACGTGCGCCCCGCCATCGACACCATCCGCGCCCTGCGCCGCTAAGCAGACACGGAGGCGGGACAGTGCACGAGTTCGGCGACGTGGAGAACGCCCTCAAGGCCTGGGTCTCCGCCACCGGCGTCGGCCCCCTGGTCACCAGGCCCGACCTTGGCAGGAACGTCTACCTGGCCATGCCCGCCAGCTCCCCGCTGCCCGCCGTCGTCATCACCCGCGTAGGCGGCGGGCCCATTGCCCGCAAAGAGCTGCCCGAAGACCACGCCCGGATCTCGTTCGACATATGGGGCCGCTCCCGAGCCGAGTGCGCCGCCATCCTGGCCCGCCTGCTGTCCGAGCTGGACTGGCTCGGCGTCAGCGGCGGAGCCGTCGTCGGCGACGTGACCCTGCTGACCGCCGACGTGCTGTCCGTCCGATGGCTGCCCGACCCCGACTCCGACACGCCGCGCCACGTCGTTGACGCGTTGATCACCACGCTCGCCGGCTAGAAGCCCGGCCGGCAACCACCAGCCCCGCACGCCACGTGCGGGGCTTCTTCATGCGAAAGGAAAGCATCGTGGCTGACTTCAACTCCGCGGCGGTTCGTTTCGGCAAGCCCGGCAAGCTCTACATCGCCCCGTTGGGCACCACCGAGCCGACGACGGTCATCATGGCGTGGCCTGCCGGCTGGGTTCCGCTCGGCTACACCGACGAAGGCTCGTCGTTCAACTACGAAATCTCGACCGACAACGTCGAGGTGGCCGAGGAGCTGGACGTGCTGGCCCGCGTCACCACCGGCCGCGACGCCTCCGTGGAGTTCGCGCTGGCCGAGATCACCTACCGGAACCTGACCCTGGCGTTCAACGGCGGCATCATCGAAGGCGACGGAACCGCCTGGAGCTTCGAGCCGCCCGACCTGGGCAGCGAGACCCGGGTCATGCTCGGCTGGGACGCCCTGCCCACCGTGGCCAGCAACGACCTTCGGATGGTGTTCCGGCAGTGCCTGCAAGGCGGCTCGCTCGGGCTGGAGAACCGCAAGGGCGCGGCCAAGGCCACCATCAGCGCGAACTTCCAGCTGGAGAAGCCGGCCACCGGCGCGAAGCTGCTGAAGATCATGGGCGGCGCGAACCTGAACCCGGACGAGAGCTGAGCCGATGCCCATCCGGGACTTCGACGCGATGCTGGCCGAAAAGGCCGGCGTCGCGCCCACCTTCAAAGTCGGCGGCCAAGAGTTCGCCCTGCGCCCCAAGCTGGCCTACAAGAAGTGGGTCAAGCTGCTCGCCGCGATGCGCGCCGACGACACCGACGAGATGCAAGCCACCAAGGACTTCTTCGCCGCCGTCGTCGTGCGCGCCGACCGGGACCGCTTCCTGGCCCTGCTCGACAAGGACGACGACGACGCCGACGACGACAACGTGATCGACATGAGCCAGCTCGACGCCATCACCAGCTGGGTCATGGAGATCCTCACGGGAAAACTACAGACGACTTCCAGCTCCTCCTCACCTGGTGCGAGCACAACTGGGCAGCCGCTGAATGTCGTCTCCTTGAATCCCCGAACGAAGACCGGCTGACGCTGCGCCAAGCGACCGTCCTGCTGCACGAAGCCATGGTCGGCGAGATCCGCGCCCAGCACGCCGACTACGACGCCCGCCGACACTTCACCCCGGCCAAGCAGCAGATCACCGACGCCCGCGCGCAGATCGCCGCATGGTCCGACGCCGCCAGCCCCCGGCCCGAAGCCGCCGTGGCGCGCACCGCCGCCAGCTTCACCACCGCAGCCGCGCACGACCTGGAAGTGGGGTGAGCCGTGCCCGGCGAACACGTCATCGAAGAGGACGTTGTCAAGGTCAGCCCGGATCTGTCCGGGTTCAAACGCAAGCTGGAGACCGAGCTTAGGAAGGCGACCAAGGGCGCCGTCGCCAACGTCAAAGTCGCCGCCGACATGGGCAGCTTTCAGCGAGACCTGCGGCTCAAGCTGAGAGCTGCCCAGCTTGGATACAAGGTCAAGATCGGCGTAGACGACCGCGGCTTCGCGCGCGAGCTGAAGACCGCCATCGCCAAAGCGAAGGCCCAGGTACGCGACATCCGGGTCAACGTGCGCGCCGACGTGGACACCCGCCGCGCAAGGGCCGCAGACAACGAGCTGACCCGCATCGTCGCCGCCGGAACCGCCCGGCGCGCTGCCATCGCAAAGGGCCTCAGCTCGTTGACGAAGGGCCCGAAGCTCGTCGACTGGGGCGGCAAGGGCATCAAGCCCATGAACCTGCTGCTGGGCATCGCTGTCGCGCTGTCCCCGGCGCTGATCGCCGTTGCGTCGTCCGCCCTGCAAGCCTCCACCACCGTTGCCGCCCTCGGCGCGGCCGGGATCGGGGCCGGGCTCGCCCTCGGCGGCCTGATCGTCGGCTTTTCCCACCTCGGCGACGTGATGGCCCTGCACCAACAGGTCCGCAAGGAAGGGATCAAGACAACCGCGAACGCCGCCGCCGCCGAACAGAAGGCCGCCCGCAAGTCCGCCGTGGACGGCGAGGCGGCCATTGCCCGGCAGGACCGGATCAAGGACGCCCTCGAATCCCTGAACGACGCCCGCCGCTCCGTCATCCGCGCCCAACGCGACGAAGCCGACGCGCAGAAGGCCCTCAACGAGGCCCGCAAGGAAGCCGCGCAGGACATACGAGACCTGCGGGAGCAGGTTCGCCAGCTTGCCCTCGACGAACGCGACGCCGCGCTCAGCGTGGACGAGGCCAAGGCCAAGAAGGCCGAGGTCGACTCCAACTACTGGGCCACCGCCCTGGAACGCCGGCGCGCCGCCCTGGACGTGGCCGAGGCGGAGAACAAGGTCACGGCCACCCACAACGAGCGGCTCAAGAAGACCCGCGAGCTGTCCGACGCCGAACGCAAAGGCGTCGAACGTTCCGAGAAGGTGCTTCAGGCCCGCCGCGACGCCGCCGACGCCCGCGAGCGCATTGCCGACGCCAAGCGCGGCGTCAAGCACGCCGCCCGCGAAGTGTCGCGCGCCCGTCGCCCGGTTGCCGACTCCGAGGTTGCCGCCACCGGCGGCGGGATTGCCGCCACCAGCTCAGCCGCCGCCCAGCTCGCCGACGAGCTGAAAAACATGGGGCCGGGCCTAAAGGGCCTCTACACCGAGATCACCGACAACGAGGACGCCTTCAAGGGCCTGCGCAAGGGCATTGAAAACGCGGTGCTGCCCGGCTTCACACACTTCATCGACGAGGTGACGGCCAAGACCGGCAAGTCAGCGTCCACGTTGGAAGTCTTCGCCGCCGCGGCCGGCGAGCTAGGCGGCGTCGTCGGCAAGTTCGTCGGCAAGCTCGGCGAGATGAGCCGCACCCCGTGGTTCCGGGGCAAGTTCGCCGCCATCCAGAAAGAGAACGCCTACGCGTTTGACCTGCTCGGCGAAGCCGCGCTGACCAT